AATTATTTTGGCGAAATTGGTTGCGTTCACTATCCACACCAGATCAGGTCGCCATGTCCTGTCCTTGGTTTCAAACCCCTGCGCCAGCTTGGTATCGTTGGCAATGTAGGCAAAAAAAGAATCCCACCATGCCAGCCCATCGGCTTGGCTTGCATACCCCTGTGGGCTGAATACAGATGGTTTGGCGGCTTGCAACCACCTTTGCCGTAGGTTGGTCTGCCTGACCCCATCCCATACCCGTGGCTGGGCAAGCTGTGGCAAATGCTTTTTGTAGAGATTCAAAATGTCCTGATGGGGGCAAGTCGGCAACCCTGCCGACAAAGAATCTTTAGATTCTTTATATATATTGGTTAGTGGTTTATGGTTAGTGGTTAGTTGAACGTCTGTTGAACTGCCGTTGAACACCTGTTCATCACCTGTTGAACTGTTGTTCTTCCTACGTTCAGCAGATGCTCGACCAGCGTTGGATTTTTTCTCAAGAAATGCGCGGTAATCGGCAATTTCTTGATCGCATCTTGTGTGATGCCAACCGCTTTCTGCCAACCAAAAAAATGAATCTAAAAGCAAATTTATTTCTTCAACAGTTGTGCCAATCTGAAAAGCCAAAACTTTAGTGTCAGGCTTCAGTGGTTTTTCTGTGTCGTAATACATCCACAAAAGCCGCAGATAGGCCATTGATTGACCATCAGTAAGCCTTGCCGTGGCTTTGATAAAGTCACCAATGTGGTGCTGGTAGTAGTGCATTTTTTTACCTTTTTCACGCACCTTTGAAAAGAAACGGCGGCAGGGGAAGGTGTAACCCTTTTCGGTCTGCTCATGACTTCAGACCTAGCCGTGTTTCAAACAATCTTACATTGAAAACCACTCAGGACGCAATACCATCAATTGCCAAATCCTCGCCTGGGGCACGGCTTTCCATTGGGAAACCGCCGCTTGTTTGATGCCTAAAATTTCGGCAAGCGCACGCTGTGACCCTGCCAATGCTATAAATTTGTCCTTTTTCATAAGCCAGATTATATGCCATTGCAGAAAAGCCACATTAGGGAAACTACCTAAAAAATAATTGCAAATAGTTGTTGACTTACGCATAAGCTGGCTTATACTTCCACCCATGCCCTAACAAAACGTAAGGGTCTTTTAAAGGAAATCAAAATGCAAGCAACTCAACAAATTCGCGGTAACTGCCAATGCTGTGGTCGCCAGCAAGCTGTGGTTAACGGCAGAATGTCCAAGCATGGTTACACAGTAAAAGAAGGCTGGTTCTCTGGTATTTGCTCTGGTCGCAACTATGCACCCATCCAAGTAAGCCGCACCACCACAGACAAAATCATTGCTGACATTAGCGCAGAAATTCCTGAGTTGATTGCAAAGGCTGAAAAAGTGAAGTCTGGTGAACTCACCCCCAAAACTGTAAAAGTGCGGATGATGAGCAAAGAGGAAATCCCTTTTGAGCAAGGCGACTTGCGCCAACAGTCAGCCGCTAGAACCAGCTTGGAGTGGGCCTATCGTAATCGCGCAAGAGCAGGTCAAGACTTCATTAAGGCCATGACAGAAATTGCAGACAAGTATCACGGGCAACCGTTAATTGAAGCAACCAAATAAAAAACAGGGGGCGAAAGCCCCCTAGGGAAAACACCTAGCAAATAGTTGTTGACCTGCACATAAGTTGGCTTATAATTCATACATGCCCCAGCAATTTCGCATAGGGTCTTTTTAGGAGGTCACATGACCGATTTCACTTTCTCTCCCACCGATTTCAGCGCCACCACAATTTTGGTGGTAGCTAATACCACCGATGCCAAGGACTACTTGGCCCAACGCTATGGCATTGGTTGCGTCTCAGTTGAGATTCGCAAATCTGCTGCGCCAGAGTTTGCAGATTCCTTTGAGTTTCAAGGCTTGTCCTACTCTTAACCCACAGGGGCGCAAGCCCCAGCCCACCATGTACACAGAAGATTATGAAGAATGGCGGTGGGGGCAAATCCTCACCCGCCAATCAGATTACAACCCCGACAACCAACCAGAGGATGACCAAGATGAAATACCCCAGGACGATGAATGAAGCATTCCCCAAGACTGTGGAATATGGCGCTTCTATTGAAATCCACGTTGCCCAACATTCCACCGCCGACAAGATCATCAGGGTTTTGGCCTTGATTGCCTTGATCGTGCTTTGTCTTGATATTTTTATTTGGAGACCATGACATGAACGCTAACGAACTTATTGACAACATCAAATTCATTGCTGACAAACAGTATGAAGGCGAACCTGCACAGAACCGCTTGGCCTATCACGTTGGCCTGTTGGAGTCCCACTTGCGTACACACATCAATCTTGTGGAAACCGCCCAGGAATACATAAAAGAATTGGAAATGCGTTTGATTGCAAAGGAATCGGAATGAAGATGATCACCTACTCACTTTTGTGCTGGATGGCCTGGGTTACCGCTGGTTGCTCAAGTCTGCCAGGGTCAGCACCCCAAGCGCCCAATCAGGATTTGATTGTTGACAAACAAGTCCAACCGATGGGAAGGAATGAGGTGATTGACGCTGTGCGCCAGTGCGAAACCTCTGGCCTCCGCGCCATCCCGCTATACGCCAAACGCAAGATCAACGGCTACACAGTCGAAACTGTGGTGGAAGTCACTTGCGGCCCTAAATACGCTTATTAAGGAAAATCATGGAAACACCAATTGGAAAACAAATAGCCGCCGCCTTTGTCAAAGCACAGAAGGCATTTGGGCCAGCTTTAAAGACCAGCACAAACCCGCATTTTCGTAGCAAGTACGCTGACCTATCCAACTGCATTGAGGCCGTTATTGGGGCTTTAAACGACAACGGCATTGGCTTGATGCAACGCACTTATGACTGTCCAACAGGCGTGATGGTTGAGACAATTTTTGTCCACGAATCAGGGGAAGTCATGGAATGCGGGTTGCTTCATGTGCCAGCCGCCAAACAAGACCCCCAAGGGTATGGCTCGGCCTTGACGTACGCAAGACGTTACAGCTTGCTTGCCGCCACGGGCTTGGCCCCAGAGGATGATGATGGCAACGCTGGTTCACGCCGCACAGAAACGCCACAGATTGACGCTGGAATGATGGCAGACCACATTGCCGCCATCGATGCCAGCGCCAACAAAGAAGAACTGCAAACCGCCTACAAAGCAGCGTATGACGCTTGCAAGGGCGACCAGAATTGGATTGCCAAGGTCATTAAAGCCAAGGCAAACCGAATTGCCAAAGCAAAGGAAAAAGCATGAGAAAAAAGAAAGAAATCGGTCTTGAGGAAATAACCCTCAAAGACTTTATTGCCATCTTTGCCATGCAATCAATCTTGCGGTCTGGTGGCGTAATCAACCCCGAATCTTTCAAACAGGATTCGGAACTTTCATACAAGATGGCAAATGCCATGCTGGAGACACGCAATGGAAACTGAAATCATCCAAGGTTCAACCGAATGGTTTTACCAACGTCTGGGCAAGGTTACCGCCAGCAGAGTGGCAGATGTAATCGCCAAGACAAAAACAGGTTACAGCGCCAGCCGTGAAAACTACATGGCCCAGCTTGTGGTGGAACGCCTGACCTTTACCAAACAAGAGTCATACACCAATGCCGCCATGCAGTGGGGTACAGATCAAGAGCCATTTGCACGGGCAGCTTATGAGGCCGCACAGGGCGTTATGGTGGAAGAAGTGGGGTTTGTACGTCACCCATCAATTGAGTGGGCTGGTGCGTCCCCTGATGGGCTTGTGGGGGACGATGGATTGGTGGAGATCAAATGCCCAAATACGTCCACCATGATTGAAACTCTGCTATCCCAAAAAGTGCCTAGCAAATACATCACCCAGATGCAATTTCAAATGGCTTGCACAGGGCGCAAATGGACTGACTATGTTTCATTTGACCCCAGAATGCCAGCCAAGGCGCAATTGTTTGTCAAACGGGTTGACCGTGATGACGCATACATCGCAGAGATTGAAGCAGAGATTGTTAAATTTCTTGCCGAAGTCAAATCCCAAGTTCAGCAACTCAACGAAATCATTGAAAGCAAATAATGTCCAAAGTTAAAAAAGAAATCACCGCCATCGTGGGTCAGTACACCAACAAAGAGGGTCAGACCAAAAACAGGTATCAGCGCATTGGGTCAATCATTGACACCAGAAATGGCGAAATGCTCAAGCTGGATGTAATCCCACTCAAAGAAAACGGGTGGGACGGGTGGGCATATTTGAATGACCCCAAGCCCTACGAACCCAAGGGCTTGCCAGCAGATAACGATGACGATCTGCAGTTCTGACCATGTTTGATTTCATATTTCCGCGAGTGCGTAAATCTGACCCGCTGACCTCGTTTGTGGCAGCGGATTCAGCCAAAGAATTGGCTAAAAAGCACGGTTCAATCATTGTCCGATGCCTTGTCCAGCACGGGCCATTGGGCAAAGATGGAATTGCTACCCACACGGGTCTGGATGGCAATCAAGTGGCACGGCGTTTAAAAGAACTTGAAACGCTGGGCTGGATTGAGTTAACAGGCAAAACAGTCGCATCT